CATCAATAGTATCCCCGTCAACAACACGATTAATCTCCGTTACTCTAAAGTTATAGCAGCTTTTCCTGCTCGGTGGTTGCATCGCTGCCATCGTCCATCTCCTTGTATGCCATTCTAAGTATATAGTAGATATACCAAGAGACGATTACAACGAGTATAAAGACCATCCATATGACACCCCAGACAACCATTTAATTTTCTTTGATACAATATTCTGCTGCGTGTGGATTATTAAATCCTTCTAAATCTTCGCTTGCTTGTTTGATAGCATGATAAGCATCTTCAGCATACTCACATATTTCATAATGTTGATTTTGCTTATCGTGATAACCTACAGTATAATGGGACATGATAGTTTCAACTCCATTGAGGGTGTAGCAATCTGGTGAATGCACCGAACTCATAATTCGGCTAAGGCGAGTTCGATCCTCGCCACCCTTATTTAGTTGGGAGAGTGATCTTTCATACCAGTATGGTTACCATCTCCTGGTAATTTGCCGAAAGCAACATATTCAATTGCTTGCATAGAACCTTCAAGTCTAGTTAGATCTTTTTCTAATTTCACATACTCATCATATGCTTCTTGAAGTTCTTGTTTCCTTGCTGTCAACTGCATCGTACGTTTGGTAAAACGTTGAATCAGTTGTTCAGAAGATTCTGTAGTTTTCATTCCTTTCATAAATCTAAATCATTTAGTTTTTTCTCAACCCAGTGATCTGAGTTATCAATACCTGCTGCCTTTACATATCTCATGATATGATCATCAATCTGATGATAGATTGGGTGCAAGTCTAAATCCATATTAATATCATGTGCTATCTGTGCCACTTGTGCTTCAGATAAGCAGTGGTCTGGATGCAGCAAGTCACAGGTTGGAATCCTGTGTTCAATTAATTCATTGAGATTAAGTCTAATCTCGTAGTCACGATAGACTGGCATTTTCAAACTCCTCAATAAGTTTCTCGTATTCTTTGAACATTCTATCACCTGCAATAAAGCATCGCTGACGTTTCCAAAGAGCATCTAATACTAATTTATACTCGTTTTTGGTTAGGGTTCTCATTTAATTAACTCCATTGCTTTGGATAATTCATTTGCATGTTTAATTTCATCATCTTTGATTCGAGTGATGTCCTCGTCATCTGGAAAACGTGTTAGGTATTCTTCATATGTATGTGCAGCATGCCACTCTACTTTTTCATTTAGGTCATAAGCAGATACAGGAAATAACCCATAATAAACCACCATGATCCAATAGTAGATAAGGACGAGGTGTTTGGCGAAAGCACGATCAATCCAATAAGCGTTACCACCCCGACTTTCCATATATTCAAGATGTTCTGTTTCGTTAAGTGTTTGACCAAAATGCTCCTCCATTAGATAAATGTGTTCTGGTCCTCGTAACCCCATTGATTCTCTGAAATGTAAGACACTCAAAAAAGCAAAATAGGGTGCTCGAGCTATCTCCTCAAGCACCCAAAATCTTTGGAAGTCTCTATCTTTATACAAAAAATCAATAATGGCAACGGTTGTGTTTAATATAATTGTGTTTAGGTCTGTCATTTATTAGATGCGTTTTCTCTTTCTCCTAACCGCTAAAATGGATACAATCGCACCAATAGCAAATGCTGTTGATCCAAGAGAAATAAGAAGTGTCGGGTTATACAATACATCTGGTTGGGGTTCCCATGTGCCAGGTAAAGTATAAACAGACGGGTGTGATGCAAAAAACATCGTTCTCCTTTTAAAGTCTACACTATATTATAGTTGATAGATTTTAAAGTTGCATGCTTGTTACGTTTTCTTAACAGAGAAATCCATGGCAAATCTTTTGTGATCACAGATTATATCCTCTGCTGCATGAGGAGTCCTTGGATCGAAAATACAAAAGTCGGTAGGGTTCAATTTATGTATGACACCACCATGCATAAATCCACCACCCATCGTGTTCGGATCCCAGTCACTATTCAAGATACCCATAATTTTAATGGTATCATTTCTGTTAGCGTCATCTACATGTACGTTATCTTTTCTATGCTTATCTTTTATTGCCACACCCGCATAAAATATCTCAGGTATGAATAGTTCTCTATTACTTGCTTCCCATACTTGCAACAAAACAGAAGATGCAAGACCTGCTAGGAAAGCATCTTTGATCTTACCATCTTCTACAATGTCTAATTTTGCATGCTTCTTATCGAACGCTGCTCCCATAGGGAACTTCCAATGCCACGCTTCTCTTCTTGCTGCTGTTTCAAATATAAAATCTAATACAGATTGATGACATACATTACGAACTATCTTTACCATACCCCTCCGTCAAACCATCAATCATTCCACGACGATATTCCCATGTTTGACCACTAGTGGATCCTTTACATGGATTAATACAAGTCTCATCTCCATGATTATTACATACTAGTCCTGCAAGATCATGAGGGCAACCCTCTTTTCCTGTAGACCAATATAACTGTTCCCCGATCCATGTAGCACTACACTTCGGACAGATTTTCATTTTAATTGTACAGACTACAGTCTATTATATATCAACAATTCCAAGCACGCAAGCTTTTGTTAATTCTTGAATCAGGATCTGATGCAGTTTTCTTAGATGTTAGTTTCTTTTTCATTCCTTTCATTCTAGCGCAGAAGGATGCCCTGCGGGGGTTTCCAACTTTTTTGCTAGGTGCTTTAAGGTCAGATCCAGGATTTTCGCGTTCGTAACTTTTTCTGCCTTTTTCGTTAAGTCCGCCTGATTGGTTTTTTCCTGCTTTCCTAGTCCATGCTGCTGCTTTTTCTCTGACATACTCCAAGTCTTCCTTTTTTACACAGCGGTTGTACGTTTTGCCGAATAGTTTTTGGGTTCCTTTTTTCTCATAACCTGGCCAACATTTTTTTGCTTCGTTGGTTGTTTCTTCATGAGTAAACTTCATACCCTTAGTCGCTTTATCCTTAAGTGCTTGACGCTTCTTAGGATCCATGTTCTTTTCATAGTCTGCTAACTTTTTAGCATAACTAGGGTTATCCATTTTCTTGATAAGTTTTCTGTCTGCTTTGTCAGGTCCTGTGTATTCCTTTGCTTCATTTTTAGGACGACAATCATTTACCAACTTACCACCCTTCATTTTCATACCAACTTTTTTATGAGTCTTCCAACATTCTGATTGAAAATTTTGGAATCCTTTTACCTTCATATCAAATTCTTCTTTCTTACTTTTGTTCCCCCAATTTTTTGCACCAACTTTTCGGCATTTGACAAGTGCACCGCTTGCATAAGCACTTGGCCAAACTGAATAGCGAGATTTTACCTTATGGTAACATGCGTCTTTTTCGCCTTCGTGTATTTGTGTAGATTCTGTTTTCACGTTGATTGCTTTTCCTTTTCTGTTTGGATTAGGATCTTGCTTGTTTTTGCGACGAAAGGCAGCATCTTCCTCTTTTTTATTTAGGTTTCTTTTCATCTTACTGGAACCGCACTTGGGTTTGGTTGTTTGTCCAGGTTGTTTGGCACAGGGTTTACCTGCGTATTTACCACCGAGCTGAACCCAACCAGGCTTCCCATCAGAAGACTTACTCTTAGAAAACCAGTCGTGCAAAGAACTATCACCACTTTTGTTCTTTTCGATAATTTCATTAGTTGCCATAGTGCATCGCGGGTTTGTTAGTTTTACCTAGTTTACCTTTTCTGACTTTAGTACCAGAAGTTTCTCCGAAACCACCAGGATTTTTACCTGGTTTTGCTTTACCTAAGTTCATAGACTTAGATGGTTTTTTAGACTCAGTATCATGTAGTCTAGCAGGTTTACCTGCCTTCTTAGTGATGACTGATTCTTGACCATGCTTACGTCCTAGACGACGCATAACTTTACCGAAACGTCTCTTAGACATTCCTTTTGCAGGAGTAGTTTGGTATGAAACCTCACGTCCTGTTCCTTCACCTGAGGAATATTTATACTCCCCTACACCTTTTTTATAACCTATACCTTTCTTCTTAAGATCTTTTTCAAGAGACTTTCTACTTTCTCTATTCTTCTTTTCGTCAGTTCCACGATCAGCAGAAATGTTTCCAGTAGTCTTTGACTTTGCTTTCGATAGCATCCTTGTAGTAGGATTACCTTCGACTAGTTTAATGAAATCTTGATAGTACATAACTTTCAATTGTTCTTTTTGTGCTAACTTATTAGCAGTAGCGTACATAACTTCTTTATCTCGATCTCCATAGAGTTTCTTAAAGCGATGACGATTCTTCTTCATCCCTTTAACTATTCTCTCTGCCTCTTGATTTACAGCGGGCATCTTAACCACCAACCACTTGAATTTCTTCTATGATTACTGCACTTGTAGCAGCAACGATTTTAATGCATCTTTTAACAACTGCTTGAGGACCTGAGAAGGCAAAAGTGTAATCTGCTGATGCACCTGATGAATCAATATCAGTAGCGATTGTGTTTCCTGTGACAGCAGTAATCTTTTTACCTGCAGTTCCTGCAGAAAGGAAGTTACTATCAATAGCAGGAGATGTGCTATCATCTTCAACTGCGATAAAATCACCAGATGAGAATGGATGTGCATCACCTGTAGAATGAATATGCTGACCTAGGATATAGTCACCAGTAGAATCAGATACTGCTTTTACAATTCTTGCTTGACCAGGTTTACCACCTTTGAGAAGAATGAATTCATTCTGAACAAGTGTGATTGCAGGACCACCATTAAGTGATACAGTTGCTGCACCTGCAGTAGATCCAACTCTGTAATATCCTGTTTGAATTACTTGATATTCAGTTGCACCTGCTGCAACTGTATTAGTGCTAAGAACATTTAATACTGACATGTCGTGTGTTGTTATTTCTCGTCCTTTTTATTTATCTCTTTTTGCTGCTTTAACATTTTCTGTAACTCTGCAGTGCTACCAACAAACATAGTATTGTTTACTGTAGAAGGTGCATTCTTTTTATCCTCAGCATCTAACTCTTTCATCTTCTTCTGAAGATCAATTAGTTTATCAGCAGTATCTGCTACGTTCTTAATCGTTGTTGCAGCAACTTCATACGCACGAGGATGATCTGATGCTTGTGCTACTTCCAATATACCATCCACTGCTTCTTGTCCTTTCATCACTAAACTATGTAAAGCAGCACGAGATAACTCGTAGTCTTGCTTCACATCTTCAGTCTCTGTTTTTTTCAGAGTAGGTTTTACTTTTTCAACATGCTTTTGTTATCTGTAAAGACTGCAGTAGTCTCTCCGAATCCGAAATCATCATCAGCATCTGCTGTGAGAGGATTAGGAACAACAGTATACCTTACTTCTCTTGGTGCAGATGTAGTATTGGTATCTGTATAGTAATCTGTAATTGCCTTTTTGATAACTTTTGGTTCTGATACAGGACCGTATAGATAAGTTTTTGCAGTAAATTGTAAGGTATAAATGATCGCTCTTCTTGTAGTAAAGTTACCCTCATAGTCATCTTCATATTCGACGTCATTGAGGACTACGGGAATGTCTCTAATCTCAGTCATCTCAGGCAATAGTTTTACTGCCATATTGAAATGAGGTTGGAATATTGGTAGAATCTGTTCTAAAATTTGTAAACCATCTTCTTGATTTTTAGAGATGATTGCTAGTTCAAAACCAAGATTATAAGGAACAGGCATAAACACGTTCTTATTTGTAGTAGAACTGCTTGCCATCTTGATCTTTTGTGTGGGTGCAAGTTTTCTTGCACTATCATATGATACCCCGTTAATTTCAAAAGAGATTCTGGGTAGAGTAAGTTGAACTCTTTTGTTGGTTGGATCAGGAACTTGATCTAACCTTGCTAAGAATTTTTGTTTAGGACCGTACGCTAAAGGTACTTTCATAACTTCATCATTACGACGTAATTCAATATTATTGAATAACGTTCCAAAAGCAACGATAGTCTTCCTAAAAATTTCGTGATATGAATAAGTGCCTAACATTAGATTGTAGTGTCAGTAACGGAACCAATTGAACCGAATGGATTAGTTTCGGTAAAGTCAATAATATCGTTATCCAAAGTTTCAAAATCGTTGTTTTGATCAATAGAGTTAGCGGTATTAACATTATTTAGTGTGTTGTATGATGCAGTTGTCCAAGCAGCACCTGAGGTCTGTCCTGTAACCGTTTCAGGTATCGTAAAGACACCTGAACGATTAAAGACCTGTAACTGTCTAGTTGTAGAATCCCATGCTTTAACTTCAGCAGTCACGTTAGATGTACCTCCTGCAACAATTTCACCAACTGTGAAATCGCTAGACCCTCCAGTAGCAAAGTTAACTGTAATAGCATTAGCAAAGGCAGCTTCGATTGCATCGATCTCTGCGATTCCTGTGTCAAGATCTTCGTCACTGTATTCAAAGAGTTCACACTGACATTCCCAAACATATCCTTTTCCTAATTGATAAAATGGTTTTTCTGCTTCTACGAATTGTATTTCAAATAAATGCTTTGTTGTTGGAAACCAGATTAAGTCCCCTTCGTTTGGTCTCCCTTCGACGTTAAGCGTGACACTATCGTCCACATGCTCTTTAAATTTCTCACGGGAGAATATAAAAGTTGTCTTGTCTTCGATACGGACTCCAAATTTGCTAAGTAACTCACCTTGTCCTTCCCATCCTTCAGCATTATTGACATATGCTCTAATCGGTTTCGCAGTATCGAATTGCGAATCCGAGTCCTCTCCAAAGACCGTATCTTTGTTGACAATCGTTCTCGGAACGTAGTAAATATCTTGCCCATAGATTTCAATGCTTTCAACTACTAGATTTTCAATAAATTTTTGTTCCTGTGCAGAACCATTTGCTTTGAAGCGTCCTGCGTTAGAATAATCCGATTGAACATAATCTTGTGCAGGAGAGTTGCGAAATACCATTAGAGATTACCCCACTAAGTCTAAAGGAGGAAGTTCATATGTATCACGAATTTTATCTTCAAGGTCTTTCTTGAATTGACTTGCGTCCTCAAGAATTTGACGACCATTAAGTGTGACGCCACCTAACATTTGAATGCCATCATACTTACTTAGGTTTCTTCCCCATTGTTGTTGAAATAATGCTTCAACATAATCTTTTAACCAGTTATCATTATACATTGCTGTATAAGTTTCTGGATCTTGACGTACGAGAACTTCGACTAAAATTTTGTCTCCTGTTCCCAATGAATCCCAATCCATATCGAGATACAATCTACCTTGTTTCTCGTTATATCTTACTCTTCTACTCCTACTAGAGTTTGTTACAAAATCAAGTGTCTCAAGATATTGAGATGTCATAAAGTAATGAAGAATATGACCATGGGTCATAGCGTATATATCATTTAAAAAGATTTGATACTTAATATTGAACATGTTACCAGGCACAATACTAGAAGCACCAATCTGTGTATATACCTGATTGACTCCTAAGATGTTAGGTGGTAATGAAACATAGTTATTGTTCTCATACCAATTGGTAGATCCTTGTTGAGTTGAACTTTTTGCTGCTGTTTTAATAGCATCTGTAACTTCAATAAACATGAAGGATTTGTAACTACCTTCATAGTGAAACTCTTGATAGAAATCAATCGCTTCTTCTATCAAATCATCTAATTGCTCAGTAGCAACGTTGATGTCTATAGTAGGAAATCCTAAACGACGGAGAGCATAGTCTCGTAGTTCAGTTTTATTTACGGGTCTAGTGGCAGACATAACTTATTAACTGAATGAGGAGATAGTAAGTGTAGTAACATCATTAGCACTGACGACTTCTCCTTTCTTGAAGAATCCGTCAACGGTATTGACAGTGATCTGGTTAGTTCCCAGAGCAGTGATAACACCTGTGGTGCCAGAAGTAGCACCTGTAACTGTTGCTCCAACTTCCATCGTTGTGATGTCAGTTAGAGTTAGAGTTGCATTTGTTGCAACGGTAGCGACATTAACTGTTGCACCGTTTCCATGAATCGCAGATACTGGAACTGTAGCAGTGCTACCATGGATTGCTGTTACATCGAATGTAAGAGCAGCACCACCGCCACCACCAAGTTGAGCATCAGCAACTGTGATAGTTTCATTGGCGATAAATCCGCTACCATCATCTGTTACGGTGATAGAAGCAGCACCATTTGAATCAACAACAACAGTGAATGTTGCGTTGGCACCAGATGCTTCAGTTCCATAATCAGATGTGCCTAAGTTATAGGTTCCTGCAGTTCTTGATGCATCAGCAGCACCAATGTTTCCTACTGTTGCGATACCAGATGCGTTAGCATTAGTAATTGTCAAGACTTCAGATGCAGCGTAACCAGATCCATCATCGTTGATTGCAACACCAGTGATACCACCACTAGCATTGACAGAAGTGATATTTAATGTTGCTCCAGATCCAGATGCGGACGCTGATGTTGCAATGGCAGTTCCTGTTGAATATCCAGATCCTGCAGCACTAATAGATCCAAGAGTCTTAACTCCAGTAGCATTAGCATTAGCAATAGTTATAGTATTACCCGCAGCGAATCCTGTTCCACCGTTATTAACTGTTACGTTAGTGATAGCACCTGCAGATGCAGTAATGTCAACAGTCGCAGAAGAACCGTCACCCCCAGTGACTGCAACTCCAGTAGCAGATGAATAACCTGTTCCACCTGATAATGTTGCCAAGTTCAATGTAAGAATCTTACCTGCGTTGGGGTTAGTGACTGTGACAGTATCAGTAATTAGATATCCAGAACCACCTGCATTTACCGCAGCAGCAGTGATGTTTCCATCACTATCAACCGTAGTATCAACAGTCAATCCAGATCCAGTTGCTGAACCAGATGTAGCAACCGCAGTTCCTGCAGTAAATCCACCGCCACCACCAACACTAACACCAGTGGTAACAACTGCGCCAGGTGTAGGATCACCAGACAAGTTAAGATTTAGAGTGGTGCTAGTTGCAAGGTTAGTTAACATTGCTCTTAGTTGCTCATAAGCATTGTCAAGTTTTGCTTGAACTCTTGCTTCTGTATAGTATTGATTAGTTCCTTCAGAAAGATCGGAAGTAGACTTAGAAGAAAGATCAAGGTTTGAACCAGTTGCAGCAGCAACTTTCAAGTCTGCCCTTGCATCAGCACGAGTGTTTGTAAAGTAAAGGTTAGAACCCTCTGTAATATTGCCAGTATTAAACTCACTAAAGTCAACTGCTAAAGTTAGAGTTCCTGCAGCGTCATCATATGTCTTACTTACACCAGTTCCTGCAACAGTTAAAGCGTTGACTCTATCATCAACACGTTCATTAGTAATGAATAGGTTTGTAGAACCTTCAGTAATATTATCAGTGTTGATATCTGATTGTGTAACTGATAAAGTTCCAGAACTGTGTGTAATACCAGTTCC